ATGAAATCGACAATACAGACCGAGATAACCTTCTTGGCGTATTTATGGGCCAACCGCTGAATATCGCTAATCTGCCAGCCAATATGGTCGGTGGAGAATTTCAAGGATTTGTTGAAGGATGGACTTGGACTGCCAGCCTTAATCAGCTCAATTTAACCCTAAATGTATCGCCTATCGCTTTTAGCCTTCAGGCGTTCAGATGGAACTCAGTCCCAGCGACTGAGACTTGGAATACAATAAGCCCGACTTTGGACTGGCTCAACGCTACAATAGTTGCATAGGAGACTAAATGCCAACGACAAGTAATTTCGGCTGGACAACCCCAGCTGATACAGATTTAGTAAAGGATGGCGCAGCTGCCATTCGCACTTTAGGCAATGGGATTGATACTTCATTCCTTGATTTAAAGGGTGGGACAAGTGGGCAAGTTTTAAGTAAAGCATCAAATACAGATTTGGATTTTACTTGGGTTGCGCAAGATGACTCAAATGCAATACAAAATGCTTTGCTGACTACTACTGGGGATACAATTTATGCCAGCGGAGCTAGCACACCAGCCAGACTTGGTATTGGTTCGACTGGCCAAGTTTTAACAGTTTCGGGCGGTGTTCCTACTTGGGCAACTCCTGCTGGCGGTGGCAAAGTATTACAGGTGGTTGAGGGTTTGACTACTACTTCAACAAATATTGCCACAACAACATTGACCGACACTACAATTACCGCAACTATTACACCTTCATCAGCATCATCAAAAGTCTTGGTTATGGTAGCCGCAAAGTTTTATGGTTATCGAGGAAATTATGAATACACAGTAGGAGCGGTTTTATTACGCGGCGCAACAATTATTGCTGATTATGATAACAATGGAGATGAATTTAATAAAATTACTGCTGTGAATGTGAATCCAATTGAGCAAAGAATAATTCAACCAATTATTAAATTAGATTCCCCAGCGACAACTTCTGCGGTAACTTACAAAGTCCAAGCAAGAGTAAGATATACAACCAATAGCGGACAAGTAACTTTTCAAGATGAAAGCACACCATCAACAATTATCTTGATGGAGATTGGAGCATAATGAAAGCAATAGAAATTACTAAAGCAATTCAACGCTTACGCCCAACTGCCGAGTTTTCATTTCAGAATGATGATTATTCAACAATTAAATGGGATGTATTAGAAGGCGATGCACCTACTTTAGTTGAAATTGAAAATGCAATTAAGTTAAACAAAACCGATGAAGCAAAAGCATTAGCAGAATTTGCAGCCAAGAAAGCGGCAGCCGAAGCCAAACTAGCAGCACTTGGTTTAGATACAGATGATTTGAAAGCTTTGGGCCTTGCCTAAATTATGCGCAGCTGGTATTCAGCTTCGGGAGCAAATCGATGATGATTATCCTGATAGGGATCGTAAGTCTGATGGCTGGATTGCTGACGCTAGGCATCTTGCAAAAGGCACTTCTGACCATATACCAGACGCTAAGTCAGGAATTGTTAGAGCAATAGATATTGATGCTGATTTATCAGCGCACAAAGAAGAGGCTTACGCGCTAGTTGAGAAGATTCGCAAGTTAGCCAAGAAGGGCGATAAGCGAATTAAATACATAATTTACGATGGAAAGATTATGAGCCCGATACTGGGATGGAAGCGCAGAGCATACAAAGGCGCTAACCCTCACCGGTCGCATTTCCATATTTCATTCACAACTTTGGGAGACAAAGATGGCAGTTATTTCAACCTCGAAGGAGAAGCTAATGAGCGACTTAAAGAAGATGGCAGAGAGCTGGGCAAAGACATTCCTAGCAACAGCACTAGCGACCTATCTAGCAGTGGGCCTAGATGTCAATGCAATTGCAAATGCCGCTCTAGTGTCAGTCTTGCCTAGCATCATTAACTGGCTCAATCCCAACTACGAGCGATACGGCAAAGTCCGTTAATGCCAGCGGCTGAATTGGCCACCTTAGTAGCTTCAGTCTTAGGCTCTATCGCCTTACTGATTGCTGGCCTTCGCTACATAATTAAATTGGAGAATATTCCAATAGTGTCGCGCCTTGATAAAATGGAGTCTCAGCTAGAATTGGCCCTAGCGAAAGGGGTCAGAAATGGCAACGCGAAAGCGCGTAAATAAGAAGCCAGTCAAGCGTCCAAAGAGACGCAGGACTACTAAAGAAACCCCATTAACAAAGCTTGATTTCTGGGCTATTGCTGCCAATGAAGTTTATAAAGCTTGTCGCAGAGCAGGAATGGATGAGGGCACTGCTTTGGCCTTTGCTATGGATCGCAGCTCTTATCCCGATTGGATAGTCCCCGCCGATGACCCAATTAAGAAGATTGGTTGGGAAGATGGAGAAGAGGACAACTAATCTACTTCCGAGAGGTTGAGCTCTTTGAGGCTCTCAAGTCGCTTTATCCAGACTTGACGCCCCTATCAGCGACCGACCGAGCAGATGGCATAACCCACAATTCCTATATCGAGCTTAAATGCCGTAGGACTCATTATGATACTTTGATGATTGAGAAGAAGAAGTGGGATTATCTGGCCGATATAAGGGCTAGGACGGGCGCTAAGACCCTTTACATTAACTCGACACCTAAAGGGATATACCAGTTTGATTTAG